CAGAATAAACTCGGTCAAACTTATCAAATAGTTTCACATCTGTTCCTTGATCCATCACAAAACCACGATGAATTCTAAATCCCTTGAACTCAAGATGGCCCATCACACACTTTGATTTAGATTTATCAATAGCATCTAGAGTCATCTTCTCATTCTCAGAGTTAATCCAAGGAACAAGTAAGATGTTTAGATTGTCTATCTTAATGTCTGTCGCTTCTGAATATATTTTTACATTCTCATACTCACGAAGTAATAGATCAACAGCATTTACATCATTAGTATTCTTATAGTATGCAGTATGATTTCCAACTATAGTATGAACGGTGCATCCTAATTCTTTAAGTCTATCAAAATAATTATCCTTTGCCCATGCCAATGCATTGAAATTAATTCCTGTGCGATTATCAAAAGTATCTCCCATATCAATAACCGTGGTAATTCCCTCCTTCTCTAGGAAAGGAAAAAACACGTTATTATAAAACTTCAGAAAGTAATCATGAAAAAGTTTAGAATTTTTTCGTGCTCCAAAGTGCTGATCAGTTATGATGGCAACTTTCATTAATTACGCAATTTAGAATGAACAGCATCTTTGATTGAATTATAATCTGAATAATTAGATCCGTCAATCTTATTATCATCGTTGAAAACTTCTTGATAACCTGACTTTTCAATAATCTTATTCTTAATTTCTAACTGACGTTTCTCCCTTTGTATTCTGCGGAGAAATGCGTAATGTATAATTTGTGTAAAGTACGCAAAAGGATTCTTGGATTTCTCAGGATTAAAATTATGTATGTATTGAACGCAATTTTCGATTCCATCGGAGATCATATCCTCCTTGAACATATAATTAACAAAGTTGGGCTTGAATGATAAATGGTTAGCAATCTTTAAAAAACACTCACCTATGTACCTTGGTATAACTGGTTTAGGTTGATCTCTAATTTTAGCAATCTCAATATCTTCTTGATATCTAATTAACGCAGCAAGAAACTCTTTATTGTTTACATAGTGCTCAGACCTTTTTCTTTTAGCCATAGTGCCTGTCTTTATTACCATAAGTCTTTATCACTATTATGTATTAATTATAGCATCCAACACAATAGTTGACAAGGTATAAAGATAACAGTAGAATAACTCTGTCAGGGTTGAAGAGAAAGACTTAGCTTTTATTATTTGTATCTTTAGTATCTTTTTTATAAATTTTTTCTAATACTTTTTTTGCTTCATTCACATTAGTTAAATATCCCATCTTACGATTCATTTTAGATCTTGAAAAATTATTAGTTTCTCTTGCAAAATTTTCATGCATCATAATCATTTCAGGATCCATTGATTCAGATAAAGTTATAATATTATCCATATTAATTACAAACATATCTTCTCTTGTTGTCTTTAACCAAGGTTCTAGACGATATCCTACAACACTTTCCTTTGCTTTTATTGCGGTTATAATTACTGGATTATGAACTACCAACATAGTTCTATTTTCTTCTTCAGAAGCTATAACCAAGGCAAAAACTTCTTCGCCTGTTTTAAGTTTTAAAGTAGCATAAAAATCGTCTTCCATATTATCCTTTTAAATTAATTGACATTATTTCATAGTTGAAGTTCTCTTCATTGTAAATTTTGATTCTTTCTATAAAATGGTTTAGAGTGTAATTTCTTTTTGTTTTAAGTGAGCAATCATCTGATATATCATATAAAATTGCTTTTACTTTGTTAGTTCCTTTCCTGAGAACCCTTCCAATGGATTGGAGATTTCTAACTCTGGACTTTGAGGGACTGGCGAAGATGACGTTGTGCAGCCGCTTAATGTTAATCCCAGTACTAAAAGTACCATAACTCGCAATGATGATCGCATGTTCCTCCTGTTCGGTAATCTCTCTAACCCTTTCTCTTTCATTGGCATTTACGCCACCATGAATAAAGAATACTTTACGACTAGATTTCTTATTTCTATTTATTAAATCATAAAGCACTTGACCGTGGGTTTCTACCCTACTGTATAAAACAAGAGTATTACCTTTCAAATCAAGAGTTAAATTTTTAATAAAATTATTTCTTTGTTCATGAGATATTAAATATTCTATCTCATCATTATAAGTATCAAATTTTCTAGGAGTATGTTTTAATACAATACATTGAATATCTAATTGAGAAAGATGCCCCTGTTTCATCAATTCTTCAGTCTTTGTTACCTTATATGCTGGCCCAAATAATCCTTCCAATACCCACTTATGAGTTTGTGTTCCATCAAGTGTACCTGTAAATCCAAACCTATATTTTGCATGGTGTAATTTTGTCATTATAGATATAAGTGACTTTGATTTAAACTGGTGAGCCTCATCCCCCACCACAACAGAGAATCTCTCAAAATATTTTCGGGGAAGTTTGTAGATTGATTGCCAGGTAGTAATAATGACTTGAGAGTCCGTCTCTCTTTCTTTACCTGCATATATTTTGTGACAAAATGAACCTACGTCCCAGCCATAATCTGCAAAATCTTTATACATCTGCTCTACTAGGGAAGTCGTCGGAACAACTATCAGAGTATTTTTCCCTGTCTCAACAAAGTATCTTACAATCGCATAGATCATCAGAGACTTTCCCGATGCAGTTGGGGATATCAACAACTTTCTATTATGTCTTAGAGCGTCGTATACTCCCTCAACTTGGTAATCTCTAGGTTTGTGCCTAGAAATAGCAGTCATATAATCCTTAACACCTTCTTTTGATATATTCTCATTAATTTCAAAAGGAGTACCATAATGTTTACTGTCTTTAAATTCGTAAGTATATCCATGATCTTTACAAAATTGTATTACTCTATCCAATAATCCAACATATATTTCTCCTTTCTGAGTATTAAATAATCTTATTTTACCATCCCAATATTTCTTTTTATATGCAGGTGAAAACTTTGCACCAGGTACTTCAAAAGTAAACTGATCTGCTAATTCATAATAAACATGTTGTTCTGAAGATATATGAAGATTAACTTCATTTTTCTTCGATATAACCAAATGGGACATAACATAATGTTCATTCAGAAATATTTATTCAAGTTCTTTGAGTAAAGTCAATACCCTCCATATGATCATATTCGTGTTGAAAAATTCTTGCTATAAATCCAGTTAACTTCTTTTTATGTTTTTCTTTTGATTCATCCTCATATTTTACTACTATAGAACTAGGACGTGATATTTCTAAAAATAATTCTGGATAGGATAAACAACCTTCTTCCATGACTACCTTATCTTTAGATTCTTTTATAATTTTTGGATTGAAACATGTAATAGTTTCTTGTAATTCCATATCAGAAATCATAACAAATACTCTTTCTTCTATTCCTATTTGATTAGCAGAAAGTCCTACTCCATTATGATGAAACATATTTTCATTTAATGTGTATGAAAGTTTTGATCGATCCAAATTATAACTACAATTTTTTATTTTTTTATGCAGTAAAGGATCTTCTGATGGAATTAATTTTTTAATCATCCAAATCCAGTTTGAAATTTATGCCATTCTATAGCATTTTTAATTTGATATGTACGATTAGATATTGTTTTAATAATCTCTTCAAGAAACTTTAAAGTAGCATCATAATATCTTATCTTAAGATCTAAAGTTGTTAACTTCTCATCTGCTTCCAGATGCCTCTGTATTGCGTCTTTCTCTCTAACCTTATACGGAAATGGTTCTTCGGCATACACCTCTGGTTCTGCCTTTCCTGTGTAGTAATTATACCTTTCTAATCTTACTCTATTATATGTGTCTCTTGCTTTTTCACGCAACAAAGTAATCGTATTATAAACAGTATAATACTTGGAATGTAATTGAGGAATTTTTAGTGATTCATCATGTAGATTATCAGGGTCAATGACAGAATCTTTCTGCCACATCTCCTGAATTTTATCAAGATTCATAAAGGAGTACGTCCGTCAGCTGCAACTATATTATACACAGTATACTTGAAAGTGACCTCTGCTGTAAAGTAGTTAATATCAGTATCAGTCGCCTCAAACTCTAGAGATGTTAATGATGTTGGAAATAAATCACTAAATTTTACAATAGCAACATCTCTATAGTTACTATTTAAAATATGTAAGGAACCATCACTAAATGCTTCTTTAGGTTCTCTTTGATTGTAATAGTCTGTTGTTAAATCTTTAAACTCTTTTGTTGTTTCTGGATATCCCAATCCAGTCAACCAGTTATGAATTGCCATATAATTTTCTAATTCTTCATCAACAAGAAATCTTAATGACAAATCACCATATTGTAATTTATCACCAGGTATATCAATATCTTTTAAGTAACTTGCTTGTATTGTGGTTCCCAAAGTAATCTCTGGTATTCTAGCAGAATTACAGAAAAAATCAACCTTTGGAGTTTTGGCAATAGTAAACTTAAACCCAATAGGGGATAAGAAATTTCTATTTGATATTTGATTTTCTAATGGATTTCTAGCCATTCTTAACCTCCATTACCTCCTCCACCATTTCCCCCGTTGCCGTTACCACCATTACCATTCCCATTGCCACCATTACCGTTCCCATTACCATTAGAGCCATTCGTTTTACCATCATCACCATCCTCATCAGGTTCAAGATATCCTCTACCACCTAAATGGTATCCACGAGGAATCTTTTTACATTTTTTATCAGTATAGCACCAATATTGTCCTGAAGGGCATCTTTTGATAGCTGCCTCCTCAATAAACCTATCAAAATCTTTCATTAGTCAATAATTTGATTATACCACTCTTCACTCATACCCATAATAATATTATCTGCCATTTCAGGATTCTCAGCATAACCTTCATCAATAAGATGCTTTACAATCTTATCATGACGCTCAACTGCTTCTTTATATTGTCTAGGAGTAGGTTTCATGGTATTACTACTTTTATTTGTATTTAGATAAAAAATAGATCATGAAATCTTCGCATGAGGTGCAAATTCCCCCTTCGATGTTATCTTCATCCCATAATATAACATATCTGTCCAAAACTCTGGATCCTTTAAATGTTTATTTAAAGCAGAATACCAAAAAGTTAATTGCATCAATGTTACTTTAGCATCTCTATCATCTTTTGCATAAAGAAGTTCTACTTCTTGTTGCCACTCATTCCATTTCATTACCTTACTCTTATCTTTAGCATGTTTAGATACTAGATTATAATATTTTTTATATTTTGTTTCATTCGCTTTACTCATAAAAGTTTGAGCATCTTTAGGATAATCAGTATGATTCTTTTTAAATTCACTACCCTTCAATAATTTGAGCACTTGGCCAATAGGTGTTTGTCCTCCTTGAGCATCAGGAGTTCGTTTTATCTGTGCAGTAAAACTTGTATTATTACCTGACCTAGTAATACTAATTGAAAACTTATTATTTGGTCCAAGTCTAATATAAGAAGTAACAGAATTAAGTTGGAGAATATTATCAGGTT